TCGGCGACGAACGCGGCCGCCGGGTCCTCGACGCCCAGGTCACGAAGGAAGCACGTTGCGTTCGTGACAACTGAGACGAGGTGACGCTCGATCCGCCGGGTACAGGCAAGCCGGAAGTGATCCTTGTCCAGCCCGTCCAGTCGGACGACATCCTCACTTATCTCTCCAAGGGCCTGGTGCCACATTCCAACGGTGGTGAGCGGAGAAACGGGGGTCCAGTCGGCGGTGCGCTCCATGTAGAGCGCGGCCTTGGCAACAAACGGGCAAGCGGTCATGAGAAAGCTCCTCCGATCTTGACCCAGATCGCCACGATTCCCCACACGATGAGGGAGAACACAGCGAACGCGGTCGCGGCAGCAATGACGTAAGCAACAGCGGCGCTGACCCGCTGGCCGAGTGAACGATCAGGATTCACGGTCAGCCCTCCTTACCGCTGGTCTTGATGTCGATGTCTGGGACCAGAGTCTCCGGCCGGTAGACGACCTTGTAGTGGTAGGCGTCGGCCTTGACGGGCTCGGTCTGCTCGACGACGTAGGTGACGTTGTCGGACAGGCCCAGGAAGTGCTTCTTGAACTGGTTGTCGCCGACCTTGCAGGTGACCTCGAGCTGGCCCTTGGAGTTGTCCTCCTTGGAGTCCTTGATGGAGCACAGGCCCTCGATGGTGAGGAGGTACTTGTCGGTGATGCCGTTGACGAAGGTGATGCGGCGGGTCACCTTGAAGTTGTCGGAGTCCTGGCTGATGTTCCAGGATGCCGTGTCGGCGGCCGAGCAGCCGGCCATGGCGAGGGCCGCGGCTGTGGTAACGACGGCGGCGAGGTTGCGGAGTCTCATTGATCTTCCTTCCGGTTTGGGTAGGGGGTTGGTGGGGAGGCCCCAGGGTCGGGGCCTCCCCGGGGTGTGGTTAGAACGGGGGCTCTTCCTTGATCTGGCCCCCGGTGGCCCACGGGTCGTCGGCGCTACCGCCGGCCGGGGCGTTGTAGCCGGACCGCTGGGCGTAGTCGAACGCTCCGCCCTGGGGCGCCTGGCCGCTGTTGCGTGGGGTCTTCGGGCACAAGCCCCACACGTCAGCGGAGAGCCCCAGGGACGCCCGGGGTGTCCCGTCCCGGCCGGTGAACACGGACAGGCGGGGCCGGCCGGTCACCGTCAGGAGCGTCCCCTTGAAGACGTTCTCGGCGAACGCCTCGGCCTCCTCGCCCCACACGGACACCTGCACCCACAGGGTGTCTCCGGCGTCCTCCCACTGGTTGGTGTTCCGGTTGAAGCGGCGCGGCGTCCAGGGCACGTCGACGTTGGCGACGGCCGTTCCTGACGGCGTGAACCGCAGCTCGGGGTCACGGGAGGCGTACCCGGTGACCGTGAGGCTGGCGTCGGGCCTGGTCATGGCCTGTCTCCTTTCCGTCGGCGGCCGATGATGAATGAGAGGGCGGTGAGGATGATGGTGCTCACGCGGCCTCCAGGGCGGGTGGGGTGTCGGGGATGATCCGGCACAGGGGCGGGCACAGCAGCTTCGGGATGGACCCGACCATGCCGTCGCGGGAGATGTAGATGGCCTCGACGATGGCCGGCATAACCACGTTGCAGCCGACGGTGGCGATGGTGACTGGGGCGCCCTGGTGGAGGACGCGGTCACCGGGGCGGAGGTCATCGAAGTTGACGACCTCGACGAGGTAGGTGGCGCTCACTCCTCGCCCTCCTTGTCCTTGCCGGCGGCCGCTGCGGTGAGAAGCCGCATGAGGATGCAGGCCAGGCAGGACCCGTCGCAGTCGTCCTCGTCCTCGGTCTCCTCCTCGCCGTCGACGTCGTCGGTGTCGTCGTCCGTGGTGCCGAGGCTGGCGAGGATCGCGGACTTGGCGACGGGCACGACCTCCTCCCACTCGAAGATCGCGTCACTGGGGAAGCCGTGGACCAAGGCGTATTCGACCCTGGGGCCGTCGAGGAGACGGAAACCGTGTCCGCCGTCGATCCGGTAGGCCAGGGAGCCGTCGATGCGGTTGCCGTTCTCCGTGCCGCGGATGATGCGGATGAGGTCAGCGTCGGGCCACACCGGCTCCTCCTCAGCGGTCTCCTCCTCGGTGGGCTCCTCCGGCACGACACGCAGAACACAATCCGTCGGGAAGGAACGGTGCTGGCCCTTCGAGTCACGGTAGTAGAGACGGTGAGGCACGCAGCTGGTGACTGTCTCAATGACGATGCGCTCCCCGTCACTGCCCAGGATGGTGTCACCCGCCTCGACGTTGGCGATGCTGACGGTCTCAACGGTGGTGGTGATGCGAGTCATTTGGTGGCCTCCTCAGGCTCTCCGGTGGTGATGTAAGCGGCAATGGCGGACCCGGCGGCCAGGGCCTCAAGGTTCGCGGTCTGCGCCTCCGACAGGCGCACCTGCACCGTCGGGGAACCAACAAGCTCGGTGATCGCGACGCCGTCGGGCATCTCACCGGTGCTGGCAATCAGCGCGTTCAGGTTCGCGGCGGCTGAGAACCACGGGGCGACCGTCTCGACCATGGCGTCAGGGTGGTTCGCCTTGACCCAGGCGGTGAACGCCTTCTCGTCGGTGACCTTCAGGACCTCGCGGGGCTTGGGGTCAGTCACGCTCACGGTGCCGACGTCGAGGCCGCCGACGTAGGCGTGGAGCTTGCCTCCGGGACCCATGTGCTCCAGGAGCGACGGCTTGGTGTCGTCCATGGCAGCCTTGGACGCCTTGGTGAGCCACTGGCCGACAGAGGCGCGCACGAGCGCCTCGGCCTGCCCGTACTTGGGGGTGTCAGTCATTGGTGTTCTCCTCTTCGATGATCTCGCCCTCGACGACCTCAACGTCGACGGGCTCCTGCGGTTGGGATTGGGGTTGGGGTTGTGGGATGCGGGCCGTCAGCCATGCGGTCAGCGCCGGCGGGTCGGCAGTGCCGCCCTGGTCCATCCACTCCCGGGCGATCTGCTCGGGGTCTCCCCCGAACTTCGCGACGAACCGGCGCACCAGGTCCTCGCACTCCTGCCTGAGCCGGGCGACCGTGTCGTCCGGCCCCAGGTAGTCCTCCGCGCCGGGGCCGTGCTCCTCACCACCGATCTCCTCGGGGGAGTAGATGACCCCGTACAGGCAATCTGATGCGCCCTGACGGCACACCTCGGTGATCGCCCTAGACCGGAGCATCTGCTCGGGGTAGAGGGACCACGGGCCGCGCTGGCCCCACAACTGGGCTCGGCGTGCCCGTGCCTCATCCCACACGACCTCGTAGGTGAACTCCGGGTCGTCGGCGCGCACGAGCTGAGCGCGGACGGTCATGCCCTCCTGGATGATGCGGAGCTTGTGGCCGGCCTTCCTGACCACGGACGCCATGAGGTCGGCGCTCATGGTGGGCTTGCCCTTGATGACGTTGATGCCGTTGAGGGCCGCGATGGGCTTGATGCCGAGGGATTGGCCGTACTCGATGGCTAGCAGGACGTTGGCCGGCTGCTGCCTGTAGGCGTCGGGCAGGAGGCTCGAGGCGGCGAGGCTCTTTGCGTAGGCGATGCGGGCCTGCACGGCGGCCGGGGCCAGCGAGTCCTCCCTGACGACTAGGGCGCTCGGTGCTTCGCTCATAGCGGGTAGCTCCTTACTCGGCTCGGCATGGGTGCGGGTGAGATGCAGGGGTGGCCGGCGGCCACCAGCTCGGCGACGGTGGGGTTTCTGCGCGGCTTGGTCCTGGGCTGGACGCCGTTGCGCCTGCGCCTGGCTGTGGAGCGCAGCTTGTTGCTGCACGTGCGGCAGAGGCCCTTGCCGTGGTGGGGGCGAGTGTTGGGCCACTCGTCGACGTCGGCGCTCCTGGGGCGCAGGCGAATCCCGCAGTCGTCGCAGTGCTGGGGGACACCCCAGTCGACTTCAACTCTCACCGGTCGCCCTCCTCGTCGGGGCGGTTCACGAAGTAGATGGTGTGGAAGAGGCCGGCGTGCATCTTCCCGGCGTACTCCCACCCCTCCTTGAGGAGCCGGCGCATACGGAACCAGGCGATGGGGCCCCAGCCGGGCACCAGGTAGAACTCGTAGACAGCGACCGGGTTGCCGGCATCGTCGTAGGACCGGTAGTGGCCGCTCATGCCTGCATCTCCTTCTCGGTGGGCACCCAGGCGAGCGTGACGGTCCCACCCATGGTGTCGAGGTCGATGCTGTCGACCGTGTCGTCCTTGGTGGGGGTGAGCCACAGGGAGCGGCCGCTGGCGTAGTCGATGCCGATGCGGGTCCAGGCAAGGCCCTTCGCGCGGATCACCGTGCCGATGGGGAGGGCGTCGAGGTGGTCGCAGTGCAAGGGGCCGTGCCAGTCGTCGTCGGTGAACTCCGCGATGATCTGAAACAGGGACTCCTGTCTACGCGCCTCGGCGTGTCGGGCGTCATCGACCGTGTTGACGCGGTCGTAAGCGTTGAGCAGCTGGGCGCGCAGGCGCTCGTTCTCGGCCTGGAGCTCACGAACAGCCTCCGTATCAGGCACGTAGGAGAAGTTGCTGGTCTCGACTCTCCGGCGGGGGAGGAATTGGGGGATTCTCATTGGTTCTCCTTGGTAGGGGTGTGGTTGGGGCAGAAGACGATGTCGTAGTTGTCCTCGTCGATGAACCATCCGAGGACGCTCGCTGTTAAGTGGAGCTCCCGGATGTCGCTGGCGTCCTGGGTGAGGCCCGGTGGACGCTCGGGCAGGCGGATGGTGTGGCCGCACCCGGGGTGATCGCAGGACATTCGCGCCTGCATCTGTGTGGGGACGATGCGGATCACGCGGCCGCCTGGGCGTCGACCATGCGGGCCATGGCCCGCTCGCGCTCCTGCATGGGGCCGATCACCTGGCAGGCGGGCTCCCCGTCGGCGAACAGGGTGAGAAGGTGACTGGCCTGCCGGGCGGTGTCCTCCTCGAGCGCCTTGTGTGCCGGGGTGTCCTCGTCGGCGGCGCACGCCGCGCAGGTGCGGTCGCTGGTGTCCCATTCCTCGAGGGCCTCCTGGCCCTCGTCGTCGAGGAGGTCACGCAGCATGTACAGGCCGGCGGAGACCACGACGATGCGGTCACCGTGCTGGACGGCGAGCCGGTCACCGACCTTGAGGCCGGCCTGGCCGACGGGCCAGGCGGACGCGCCCGGGTGAGCCGTGGACTGGACGTAGACGATGCGGCTCATCGCTTGGTCACATCCCGCCAGGTGAGCATCCAGCCGTGGTGGAGGACGGTCTTCCACTCAGACGGCCACTCGTCCTGCACCTTCTCGGCCAGGTCCTCCCCACCGATGACGCGGGCCGCGCCCATGAGGTCCTGCTGGGACCGGAACGCCATGTAGCCGGGGTTGGCGCGGTCATGCCGGTACTCGGTGTCCAGGGGGATGATGTCGCGGTCGATGAGGTCGCCGACGACGGCGTGGTAGGCGCGGAATGACAGTCGCAGGCTCATCGGTCGCGCTCCTTCTCGGCCAGGGCGGCGAAGACGACGAGGGCCGCGGCGGCGAAGCCGGCCCAGACGATCATGTGCTGGCCGAACCACATGGAGGACAGGGCGGCGGCGATACCGATGGCACCGGCGACGCAGGCGGCGATGTCGTAGCGGCTCATGCGCACTTCGACTCACCCCATTCGGGGTCCTCGATCTGGGAGGCGTCGACGATGGCGGCCATGAGGTCGCGCAGGCCGGTGCGGCTCAGGGGGACGTCGGGGGTGGTGGCCTCGACGGCGAAGGTGGTGGCCTTGCCGGCCTCGGCCAGGGGGGTGATGGTCACGCCGTGTGCGGCGTGTGGGCGGCCGACGGCGACGCACTGACGGGCGTCGACCAAGGCCCATGCGGTAGGATTGGGCATGATCTTCCTTCTTGGTAGGGGGGATGGTCACTGGCCCGGCGGGACGGCACTCCTGCCGGGCCTTCTTGCTTGGTAGGGGGTGAGGGCCGGGCTTAGGCGGCTTCGGCCTGAGCCACGAGGGCGGTGGGGGAAATGTCGAGCTCGGCGGCGATGCGGACTACCTCGTCGACGGTGAGTCCGCGCCCGTGGTTGGTGAGCCGGCGGTGAAGGGTTGCGTTGGGGATGCCGGTCTTCTCAGCCATTGAGAAAACCGAGAGGTTGTTTTCCTGGATTTGTCGGTTAATGACCCCTACCAGGCGGGAGGTCAGTCGTTCGGTTCCCATATGAAAACCATATGTTGCGCTCGCATACCTCACAACACCCTGGGAACTTCGTTACCCACGTGCAACTTTGGGTTGCGTATGGCAACATTAGTGTCATGGCTACCATTGACAGGAACCCGTCAGAGGGTCTAAACGCAGCCGTAGCGACCGAGTTGCGACGCGAACGTGCCGCACGTCAGGTCACCATCGACACCATCGTGGAACTGACGGGCCTCAGCCGAAGTACCGTCCTGAACACGCTCAACGCCAAGCGCCTCCTCGGCGTCGAGGCGGTCGCCGCCATCGCCCAGGCCCTCGGGGTCAGCGTCACCACGATATTTTCCCGCGCCGAGGTGCGCCTCGCGTCCGACCGCCGCAAGGCGGCCTTCGCCTAGCCGAACCCCAACAACACGAACGAGGCCCCCGCCGTCATGGTGGGGGCCTCACCCGTCCTGGGGGCGTTACGTGACCGTTATGCCGCCGTGAGTAGGGGAACCAGCGGCAGCCACCGCTCACGGCAGCGCAGGCACGTCGCGTGCACGCCATCGAACAGGGCGACGCCGTGGGAGCACGCCGGGCACGCCGTCTCCCCGTCCAGGCCCCGGATGACGCGCACCGGCTCGGCTAGACCCTCGACCTGGTCGCAGCGGGCCAGCAGGCGGGTCACGGCCCGCCCCGTGTCCCACAGGGTCTCGAAGTCGGCCGCCTCAACGGCCGCCGCCGTCGCCGCCAGGAAGTCGCAGCCCGTGGTCAGGCCGAGGCGGGGCAGGCCCGCCTTGAGCGCCCCACGATGCAGGGCCTCCCGCTCACGGACCGTGCGGCGCGCGTCCTGCTGGAGCGCGATCACCGCGTCTCGGGCCGGGGAAGCGGCCCCGAACCCCGTGTGCACGCTTCCCC